AGACAGGACTTGTGGTCCGACCAGTCCTTCCAGCGAAAGCCGTGCAGTTGACCGCCACGCGCCTCGAAAAATGCGATCAGCAGCGCCACATCATCCAGCGACCGCAGGCCCACCCCCGCATCATATCGGCGCCGCGAATGCGCCCAAGGAGAGTTCCGCTCCTCGAATCCGTTCGCCAGGGTCACGATCTCGGTCCGCCGCTCCGGTCCGCCAACCGACCCGAAGCTCAGGTTTGCGGGAAAGCGTATCTCGTGGAATGCCATGTCCTCTCCTCACCGGTTGCGTTGGCCACGGGCCAGAGCGCGGCTGACCTGGGCGGCAAGCTGGCTCTGGCTGCGCTGGAACCCCTGCACATCGGGCGTCGCGATGTTCATCACCACCGTCACCGGCCTGCCGCCGCCCGCCTGCACGCCCAGCCGCCCGTCCGGCCCACGCGCCAACGGCATGATCGCCTCTGGCCCCGCCTCGCCCATCAGCCCCCGCCCGCCCCGCATGGCAAAGCTGGTCGGGCCGCCGACCACCCCGCCCTTGGCAAAGGGCATGACCTTGCCTTGCGAGAAGGCCCCGCCTTGGGCAAAGGGCATCCCTGCCCCCATCACTCCGGCCAACCCTTGTGCCAGAAACCCGCCCAAGGCCCCGGTCACCGGCTTCAGCGCGATAGAGTAGACGGTGTCGACAATCGTGCTCGCTACCGATTTCAGCGCGTCGTTCAGCTTCATCCCGTCGAAGACCAGCCCGTCAAAGGCCTTGCGCAACCCTCCTGAAATGCCACTGGACAGTGTGTTGACCTCGCGGCCCGTGAAGATCATCGTCTCCCGCATCCGCGCAAGTTCGCCGTCAAACGCAGCTACCATCGACACCGACGATCCCAGCTGCGCCTCCAGCGCCTGCAACTGCTCCTGCAACGTGCCGATTTCCGCCATCGCGCCCATCCTTCATTGTGTCGGGGAACGCGGCGGCCAGTTCTGCCAGCCGCGCGCGTGTCAGGGGCGGGACTGAACCCTCCCGCCCCAGCATGATCTTCAGTTCCACCGGCGTCAGCCGCCAGAACACCGTGGGCTCCAGCCCCAGCCCGTTGAGGCCCGCCTGCAGCAGCCCGCGCCAGTCGATGCTCATCGCTCTTCCGGCAAAGAGAACGCCCGCGCGAGAAGTTCCGCCGCCGCCCGCGCCGCCTCGACTGGGCCGCCACCGATCTCCACCTGCAACAGGTCTGCCGCCTGGCCCTGCCAGCCGCCGCCCCGCAGACCCGCCACGATCAGCGCCAGCACGTCGCGGGTGGAAAACCGTTGAGCCTCAAACCGCTCTACCAGGTCGAGAAACGATCCCGTCTCCAGCGTCGCCTCCAGTTCGGCCAGCGCCCCCAACGTCAGCTTCGCCACATGGCGCTTGCCGTCCAGGACAATCTCCACCTCGCCAGCCCAAGGGTTGGCCATCACAGCGCCGTAAAGGTCAGCGCCCCGGCCGAGGCCATGGCCATCTCATAGCTCGCCTCGTCGTTATGGCTGCCCGCATACTCGATCGCGGTGATCTGGAACGGCCCCTCGATGACGCCGAAACTCGGGATCACCACCTGGAAATCCGGGATCTCGCCGTTAAAGAACACCTGGCGCGCGCGCTCATCCGTGTTCTCGTCCCGGAACACGCCCGAGCCCGAGATCGAGGCCGACTTCACCCCCGCCCCCGCCAGCAGTTCCCGCCAACCGCCCTGGCTTTCCAGGCTGGTCACATCCACCTGTTCGGTGTTGAAGCTGATCCGTGTTGCCCGCAGGCCTGCGATGGTGACGAACTGGCCGTCCCCGGTCTGGTCGATCTTGATCAGCAAGTCCTTGCCGCTTTGCACAGCCATGCTCTTTCTCCGCTTTTGTGAATGGATATTCGCTTACGCGACCTAAAGCTGCACCCGCGCCCGGAAGGTCAAGTCGATCCGCCGCGTCTCACCCTCTTCGATCCGCCGGGCCGTGGCGCGCAGGAACAGAAGGCTGACCAGAGTGCCCTGCGACAGAACCAGGGGCGCGCCGGTCAGCGCGTCCGAGATGTCGGCGGCGATGGTCTTGATCGACAGAAAGCCGGTGGCATCGGTGATCACGCTGATCACCATCTGATGCTCGGCCCCGGCACCAGACTTGTCCGACTGGTCGCGCACCTCTTCCGGGCCGATCAGCACGAAGGTCCCCGTCGCATTCGGCGGCACCGCGTCATGGATCGCCACCCCCGCCAGGGTCGGGGCCACCGACAAGAGTTGGAACACTGCCGTCTGCAGGGCGGGCGCGGCTGCATAACTCATTTCGGAACCTCCTCACGCGAAAAGCAGGTCAGGAACCGTCCGGCGGCGTCGCGCTCGGTCACCGCCTGGATCAGGAACAGCCGCGCCCCCTCGCGAAACCGCTGCCCAGCCTGCGGGCGCGACCCCGATCCGGCCGGCGCGCCCCGAACCGTGATCCGGTAGGGCACCGCCGACAAAAGGCGCTCTTCGCCCAAGCTGTCGCCGCCCGAGCCTGGCAGAACCTCGGCCCAGAGCGTGCCCAAGCTGGCCCAGGCCTCGGTAAAGCCGCCCGCCCCGTCGGGGGTCCGCACGACCCCCTCTAGACCCAAGGCGCGGTTGAGATGGGGCGCCATCATCACTTGCCCCCGCCCAGAATGCGTACCGTCCGCCAACGCTCGATCAGGGTGACCACGCCAAAGGGCAGGCCCGCCGCTTGCGCATCATCGTCATGGCGATGCTCGTAATACTCGCTGGCCAACAGCAGCGCCGCCTGCCGCAGGTCGACCGGGATCTCCGTCCAGGTGGCGCCAAAGCCCGCGTCAAAGACCACCTTCGCCGCCCCGTCCACGGGGATCGTGGGCAGCGCCCCACCCCGCCCGGCCAGGTGCGGGCGATGCAGGTCCGGGATCAGCCGATAGGCCCCGCCGGGCAGCACCACTTCGCCCCCCGCCGCATCGACCAGCGTGACGCTCACGATGCTTGCGACCGGCGAAACCGGCAAAGCCTGCTCCTCGTCCCTCCAGCCCTCCAGCACCCACAGGAAGCGGCGCCGGAACAGCATCTTGCCGATCCGCCCCTCGATGGCGGCAAGGGCGGCGCGCAGATAGGTCTCGATCAGCCCATCCTGCAGCCCGTCATCGGCAAAGCCCGTGCCCAGCCGCAGGTGGTCCTTCATCTCGTCCACCGGCAGCGCGCCCGCAGGCACCGGGGTTTCTTCGGTCAACATCATCATCTGATCTCCGCCAGCGGCCGGGTCATTGGGGCAGGTGTCGGCCCGGCCTCCGAAGAAGCCGGGCCAGGGTCATCACGACACGGCGACGCGAAGCAGCTTGATCGCCGCAAAATCCGTAATGTCGCCGCCCACGCGCTTGTTGGCGTAGAACAGCACATTGGGCTTGGCACTGAACGGATCCCGCAGGATGCGCAGGTCCGGGCGTTCCGCGATGGTATACCCGGCACGGAAGTCGCCGAAGGCGATCGGGAAGGCGTTCGCCGCCACATCCGGCATGTCCTCCGACACCACCACCGGATAACCCATCAGCCGCGCAGGCTCGCCCGCCGCAAGGCCATCCAACCACAGGAAGCGGCCGTCCAGGTCCTTCATCTTGCGCACCGCGCCCACGGTCTTCGAGTTCATCACGAAGGCCGCATTCGCCCGGTAGTCCGCACCCAGCGCGTAAACCAGGTTGACGATGCAGTCGGCCGGGTTGGTGGTGGCAAAGTCCGACGCAGCCCCCGTGGGGACATAGCCAATGTTGCCCCAAGTCCAGCTCGCGTTCGCCACCTTGGTCGGCAGAAGGATGCCCTTCGGCTTGTCCACGCCGTCGCCGTTGATGAAGGCCGCAGCCTCGGCGCGGATGAAGCGGGTGGCGATCTTCTCGGCCAGCCAGCCCTCGACGTCGAAAGCGCTGTCATCCAGCAGGCGCTGGCTTGCCTTCGGCATCGCCGCCAGCTCGTGCAGCTTGATCGAGATGCGCTCGATGATCGGGGTCGCGGTCTCGGTCGTGGCGGCCGTTTCCGTGGCCCAGCCCGAACCCACTTCCGACCGGTCGACGATCACGTCGAACGAGGTCGCCTCGACCTGCACGACATTGGCGATCGACCGCAGCGACGAGGTCGCGAACAGCATCGACCGGATGCGGTCGGCGGTCTGCGGGTCGACCAGATAGCCACCATCAGCCGCCACAGCGCTCGACAGCGCCTTGCCTTCCAGGGTCAGGCCGCGCAGGCCATCGTCATCGCCTGTGCGCAGATAGGCGTTGAACGCCTTCTGATGCGGGGCCTCGATCTCCGCGCGGGCCGCAAGCGCTGGGCGGCCATAGGACATCGTCTTTGCGTTCAGCATGGTCAGTCGCTCTTCCTGATGTTTCAGCGTGGATTTCACGTCTTCCTGAAAGCGATTGAACTCAGTCAGGAACCCGGTCATGGCCGCCTTCGCCTCGGCGGCCGGAGTCTGGATCGTGGTCTGGGCGGGGGACAAACCTTCCCCGGCCCGAGCCTGTCTCTCGGTCATCGTCGTTTCCTCTTTCCGTTTCAGTCCGTCCGGACGCGGGCCGCGCCGCGCCTCCCCTCCCCCTGG